GCTATTCGACCGACGGTGGTGTAACCTGGCATACCTTCGCCGCGCAGCATCCTGACGGCGTGGTGTTCGGCGGCCAGATCCTTTGCACTGGAGGAACCGGGGCAACCGCGAAAATCATCTGGATACCTGGCAATAATGCTAAGGCAGTTCGCTCAAGCGATGGCGGCGCGACCTGGTCCTACATCAACATGGGCGGGTCGTCCGGTGGTATTGCCAACTGGATCAACTCGATCTGGACGCGGCGCTATCCGGCGGCGAGCGACAAGCAAACGCCCGGTGTGGCCTCAATCGTCGTCAACAACTCAAACCAGAGCATTTCGGCGGGAGTCTTTCGCACAAGCGATCACGGCGCCAACTGGACGCGCACGCTAACCGGAGTGATCGACGGCAGCTCTGGAGCGGACAGTGCCCAGTTCTGGGAATGCAAGCTCAAGTATATCGACGGCAAGGCCGGCCAGTTGCTTTACTGCGGCGGGCAGGGTTTCCCCGACTTCAACAGCAAGCTCAAGTATCTCAGCGACGACACGACCAATGGCTGGACCACCCTTGGTTCAGGTGTGATCGACAATGTTCACCAAGTCGATTGCGGCGTTGGATATAGCGGGACGACGTTCCCGGCCGTCTACTTCAACGGCAAGGTCAATGGGGTCTCGGGCGTTTACCGCAGCAAGGACTTCTTCGCGACCACGCCCGAGCTGCTGGGCCGCTTTCCAGCGAACAACCCGTTCTACATCCAGACCCTTGTTGGCGACCGTAACAAGCAAGGCCGGGTGTTCGTCGGGTTCAACAGCGGCGGTGCTGCTTACGGCAACTTCGCCTGATCGAAGGTTAACAACATGGCAACACGGATCATCGAGTATGCGGAAGTGGGGCTTCGGGGCGACGCTATCCCGGTGGTCCCGACCAGGCGAGGCTACACCGAGCAATCGGCGCTGACTGCCAACGGCACATCGCAGCAGTCGTTGGCAGTTGCCGACACCACGCGGATGGTGTGCGTCCAATCCGACGAGGCCGTGTACCTGGCGTTTGGGACAAACCCGACAGCAACGACCAACGGCTATCGGTTGCAGGCCGGCGGCGAGCAGTTCTTCACCGTCGATGTCGGCAAGAGCTGGAAGGTCGCAGTCCGCACCTGACGCTTTGATATTTAATCTAGGGGTAAATCAAATGGCGCGTGGCGGCAAAAGGCCGGGCGCGGGACGACCGAAGGGCGCACTGAATCGCGCCACCATTGAGAACAAGGCCAACATCGAACAGTTGGCCCGCGCCCATACCGAAGTGGCGCTCAGAACATTGGTGGAAATTGCGACGAAGGAGAGCGCAGGGGAGTCGGCTCGCGTGTCGGCGGCAACAGCGATCCTAGATCGCGGCTACGGCAAGCCACGGCAAAGCGTGGAGGGCCAGATTGACAGCGATGTTACCCACCACGCGGGAAGCCTACCCCAAGCTCTTGCGTTCCTTGCTCGACACAGCGCAGAGGGAGGGCGCTGACCCGGCTCCGCACCTGGCGACATGGTGCAAGCGCGATCTCTATTTTCTGCTGCGGTATGGGTTGCATCGGGCCGATTGCGACAACGACTGGGTGTTCGGGCGCTGCCGCGAGGTGCAGGCGAATCCGGACGGATATTTGGATCTGTGGGCTCGCGAGCACTACAAATCGACCGTCATCACGTTCGCGCTGACGATCCAGGACATCCTGAACGACCCCGAGATAACTGTCGGCATCTTCTCGCACACGCGGCCGATCGCAAAGGCCTTCCTGCGGCAGATCAAGCAGGAGTTCGAGACCAACGAGGACTTGAAAGCGTGGTTTCCAGACATTCTCTGGGCCAACCCGCGCAAGGAAAGCCCGAAATGGTCTGAGGATGAGGGGATTGTCGTCAGGCGGAAGTCGAACCCGAAAGAGGCGACGGTTGAGGCTTGGGGCGTGGTGGACGGCCAGCCCACATCGAAGCACTTCCAGAAACTGATTTACGATGATCTGGTGACACGGGAATCGGTCACGACGCCGGAGATGATTGCCAAGACCACCGAGGCCGTGGCGCTGAGCTACAACCTCGGGGCGCACGGCGGGTCGAGGCGGTTCATCGGCACTCGCTACCACTACAACGACAGCTACCGGACATTGATTGAGCGCGGAACCGCAAAACCCCGCGTCTATGCCGCAACGAGGGGCGGTTCAGTCGAGGGCGAGCCGGTGTTCCTGACGAGGGAGCAGCTGGCGGAGAAGCGCCGCGACATGGGGCCGTATGTGTTCGGGTGCCAGATGCTTCAAGATCCGAAGGCCGACGAAACCCAAGGCTTCAAGGCGGAGTGGCTGAGGTACGCGATGTCCTCGGGCGCGAACAACCTGAATATCTACATCGTGATCGACCCGGCGAGCGCGAAGAAGAAGGACTCGGATTACACCGCCGGATGGGTGCTGGGCCTGGCCCCCGACAAGAACATGTATGTCCTGGACGTTGTTCGGGATCGGCTGTCGCTCACCCAACGGGCCGACCTGGTGATGAACTGGCACCGCCGCTGGCAACCGATTGCGGTGGGCTACGAGCATTACGGGATGATGGCCGACATCGAGCACATCAAGGATCGTCAGGAGCGCGAGAACTACCGGTTCAACATCATCGCCCTTGGCGGCCCGATGCCGAAGCTGGACCGCATCAGACGCCTGATTCCATGGTTCGAGCAGGGGCGGATTTTCATGCCCCAGAGCCTGCCGAAGACGAATTACGAGGGAGCGCCGGTCGATCTGATCCGCGAGTTCGTGGAGCAGGAATACGAGCCGTTCCCGGTGGCCGCGCATGACGACATGCTCGATGCCCTGGCGCGCATTCTGGACGACGACATGCCGGCGAGTTGGCCGATGGCATACGACGATGATTACGACGAGGCCGAAAGGGGCCGCAACAGAACCACGGGATATTAGGAGGCATTTCAATGGGAACGACGAATCTAACAGCCACAAGGTCCAGGTCGCGAACGGCACCGACATCATCCAGGGCGTCATCATGGCGCTGTCGGACGAGGCCGGAAACCCGGTGAAGGGCTGGGAAGCCGGCGCCACTGACGACACGATCACTCTCAACCGGGGCACCACGGGCACGGCCAAGGTCGGTCATCGCCTGATGATCGAGGACGTTGCCTCGGGTGTGTTCGTGGTCAGCGGAGCGATCGCGCAGAGCGGCACCGAAGCGACTCCGTTCAGCTCGGCGGTCTAATTGATCGAGCCCGACCAGTCCGAGGCGGTTGAGCCGGAGGACAATTCGGAACCGTCGCCGCTTATGAAGCTGATGGCGCTTGCCTCGGCTGAAGGCGACATTTCCGGGCTGTTCTCCGCTCACGAGCTGACGAAGCTGGGGGCTGATGTCGTTGCCGATTACCAGCGCGACGAGTCCGACCGCGCCGATTGGAAGGAAAAGGTCGAGCGCGCGCTGGAAGCTGCGGCGCAGGAAGAGAAGGGCGAAAAGACCTATCCGTGGGAGAACGCGGCCAACGTCAAATACCCGATGCTGACCGTTGCCGCGCTTCAGTTCAATGCCAGGGCCTATCCGGCGATCGTCAAGGGCGACGAAGCCGTTTCGGTCAAGGTGGTGGGCAAGGATTCCGGCCTCCCGGTGATGGGGCCGGACGGTCAGCCGGTGATGGCCGTCGATACGCCGATGGGCAAGCTTCCCGTCTCAAACGTCATGGGTCAGCCGATGGTGCTGACACCGCAAGGGCCGATGCCCGTGGACCAGGGGATGCAGCCGCAGCCGATGTGGCAACGGCCCCCGGGTTACAAGGCGTCGCGAGCGCAGCGCGTGCGCGACTACATGAACACGACCATCTTCTACCGCGTCGAGGGATGGGAAGAGGATACCGACGCACTACTCTTGCAACTGCCGATTGTCGGGTGCGCGTTCCGCAAGGTGTGCTGGAAGGATGGCCAGTTCCACATCTCGCTCCGTCCGGCGTTGAAGATCGTGGCCCCGATGAAGGCCAAGGACGTGGAATCGTCCCCGCGCCTCACTGAAATCATCGACGACATTTTCCCTTACGAGATCGCCGACCGGATGGCGGCGGGGCAATATCGCCAGGTCGAATTGACGCCGGAAAGCGACGACGACCAGGCGCCGAGGACATTGCTTGAACAGCACCGCCTGATGGACATGGACGGCGACGGGGTTTCCGAGCCCTACATCGTCACCGTGGACAAGGCGACCAGTGAAGTCCTGCGGGTAGAAAGCAACTTCTCGACGCATGAGGCGATGCAGCCGGGGATCAGGGTCAAGAAGCTCTCGGTCTATTACATCAAGTACGACTTCTTCCCACATCCCAAGGGCTGCTTCTACGGGATCGGCTTCGGGCATTTGCTCGATCCCATCACCGAGGTGGTGAACACGGCGATCAACCAGCTTATCGATGCCGGAACCGCTCAGATTGCCGGTGGTGGGTTCATTGCCGGGGGAGTTCGGCTCCAGGGCAACAGCTCGCGCATCAAGCTGCAGCCGGGCGAGTTCAAGACCGTCAACGGGGTAACTGGGTCGCAGCTGAGGGAGGCGATTTTCGAGCGGACTGTCCCGCAGCCTTCGCCGATCGCGTTCCAGCTGCTCGACATGATGCTCGGGGCTGCGAAGGACATTTCCTCGGTGAAGGACGTGATTACCGGTGAGGCGTCGAACAACGGTCAGGTCGGAACCACGATGGCCCTGATCGAGCAGGGGCTTCAGGTCTTCACCGCGATTTACAAGCGCGTCTATCGCTCGCTGAAGGGCGAGTTCACGATGCTGTTCGAGCAGATGGGGCGCTGGGGCGGCGATGCGATGGCGCAGGACTACCAGAATGTCCTCGATGACCCGCTGGCCGACTTCCAGGGCGATTTCAACGGCGCGGACTTCGACATCCGGCCCGTGTCCGATCCGACCTCGGTAACGAAGATGCAGAAGATGAGCCGGGCGCAGTTCCTCGGTGGCTTCATCGGGCGCGGGCTCAACGACATCGAGATTTACCGGCGCATGTTCGAGGCTGCGGACGTGGAAGACATCGACAAGATTCTCCCAGACGGCCCACCGCCGCCCAATCCCAAGGATGTCGCGGATGCTCAGGTGAAGCAGGCGGATGCGGCGCTGAAACAGGCCCAGACGGTGAAGACCGAGGCCGAAACCGCCCTGATGGGCTTCAATGCGGGAGCGATGAATGACCTTGGAGGAGTTCCAGGCATGGCGGGAGCACCCGGCAACCCAATGGGTGCTCCGGGCGGCTGAGAAGGCAGCCGATCTTCAGCAAATCGCATGGAATGACGCATCATGGGGACGCGGCGAGGCCGATCCTCTGATGCTCACCGAACTCCGCACGAGAGCGGATGCATACCGAGCGCTTGGTGAAACCAGTTACGAAGACTGGTGCAGCGTTCTGGGCGAGGAACCGAAGGAGTCCTGATGGGCAAGATCCCTGAATTGAGTGAATGCAAGCCGGGCATCGATCCGGTCGAATACAATGTCCTGATCGCCCCTGAAGACACCGAAGAGGTGACTGCGGGCGGGATCATCCTGACCAGCAACATGAAGGAAACCAACGACCTCGCCTCTCAGAGGGGCAGGCTCGTTGCCGTTTCGCCGCTGGCTTTCAGTTATTCCGACTGGCCCGAGGGCTCGCGGATGCCGCAGGCCGGCGATGCGGTGGTTTTCGCCAAATATGCCGGAACCCTGATCGAGGGGGCCGACGGGCGTGAATACCGGCTGACCAAGGACAAGGACATCGCGGCGGTGCTGGCCGCCTGAACCATTCCCACGAACGGGAATAAGCGGCTCGCTTGAGCCTTTTCATAGGAGCCATGAATGGCAACCGAAGACGATCTTCCGCCCGAGGTGGCGGAGGAAGCGCCGGATGGCGCACAAGTAGCGGAACCCGAAGCCAATACGCCAGAGCCCGAAGCCAGCGATGAAGACAGCCCAACAGCTGAATCGCTTGCTGCGGAGCTTGGCTGGTCCCCCAAGGACCAGTGGCGCGGCGATCCGGAAGAATGGCGGGACGCCAAATCGTTCCTGCGAACGACCGTCGATGTCAACAAGTCGCTTCGCCGCGACCTGAGGGCAACGCGGGAAGCCTCGGAACGGGCCGCGAGGGCAGCGGCATCGATCACTGAACGTGCTGTAGCTCAAGAGCGCGAAAAGCTGCTCGAGAAGCGCAACGAAGCCTTCATGTCGATGGACGTGGATGCGTTCAACAAGGCGGATCAGGGGCTGGCCCAGCTGGCCGCCCACGTCCCGCAGCCGCAGGAACCGCAGGAGACCGCCGAGTTCAAGGCGCGCAATTCGAGCTGGTTCGGCAAAGACCCGATCGCCACGCAAATGGCGGTCAACATCTGCCAGAGCTACGCCGACCAGGGCATTGTTGACCCGGCAACGCAGCTTTCGGCGGCCGAGAAGGAAATCAAGCGCCGCTTCCCCGAGTATTTCGCAGGGC